CACGAAGCAATTAGAGTTATCAAGGAGATGAGAGATGCAACTAGAAATGAATTTCCAAAATGGACAATCTGGGAAAATGTCCCAGGTGCCCTCAGTAGCAATAAAGGAAACGACTTCGCAAAGGTCATTGACGAAATGGCAAACATCGGGGCATTGGCGATTGAATGGCACATCTTGGATGCACAATGGTTCGGAGTCGCCCAGCGCAGAAGGCGTATCTTTATGCTTGCTTGCTACGATCCTGGAACCGTTGCAAGATGTCCCGAGCAAATATTACCTGTCCCCAAAGACAGCAAGGGGTATATTAAACAGAGCAGGAAAAAAAGGAAACGAGCTTCCGAAGCGGTTGCGTCAATCCTTGGAAAACCTAGCGTCTATGGTGAAACCGGACACGGAAAGTGGACAGAAGGCGGAGTAAGTATTCGGGCTACAGATTACAAACGCCCTGAAGCAAATATCGTTGCAGAAGACCCAATATCTTTTCACGCTAAACAAGACCCTATTTCTTCTGAAAATGTTTCTCAAACATTGTATGGTCAAAACGGAATTGCAGTAGCAGTCCCAGGTCCAATCATTGTTGATGGCACAAGGATAAATGATATTCGTATTTACGAAGATCAAATCACCCCGACATTAAAACACAGAATGGGTACAGGTGGTGGTCAAGTACCTTTGGTGGGATTAGAAAATCCTGTATTGGCTTATGACGGATACAATAATGCCATAAGCGAAGATATATACAGAACATTGAGAATCGGTATTGATTCAGCAGACCATATTGCAATTCCAATACAAGGAACAATAATTGGTCGCTCAGATAAATCCGGTCCACAAGGAAAGGGGTTTGGTGACGAGAATGACCCATCTTATACTCTTGATACGATTTCGCAGCATGGCGTAATGACTTCTGATTTACTTTTAAGAAAATTAACTCCGATGGAATGCGAAAGATTAATGGGTTTTCCTGATAACCATACTAAGTATGATGATGAAGGCAAAGTGGTCGCAGATACAAATAGATACAAGATGTGCGGTAATGCTGTTGCATCACCAGTTGCTAAATGGATTGGAGAAATAATTAAAAATGTTTAAAGGTAAATATCGTTTTTTTTGTGATAAACTATCTCATTGGAGAGCTTTTGGTGTTAGTTACAACTGGGATGATGGATATTATTTTGGTATTTATATTTATAAATATCTTGTCGGAATCCAAAAACCATGCATTAAACAAGCAGTTGTTAAGACAGAAGATTTAAGAAAGGATCTGTAATGGCAGATATTATCGTAAGTAAAGAAATGATTACCTCAATGATGGGGGATAAAGCGCAAGAGTTCTTGGAGTGTTTGCGCATTGTTGAAGACATTGTGCAGAACCCAGAGCATTATGTTGGGATGCAGGCTATTAAATCAGCAAATCTTCTTGCTGGCTATAGAACATTGATGATTGTAAAATCACAAGTTTTTAAAAGAAAATCAGCCGTTATGGGCGATCAAGACAAGTTTGTTAATGATATATGGAAAACCATGTATGAGGCATTGGCAGAGAATATAAACACACTCAAATTAGCAGCAAAGGTAATCCAATGAAATCATTAAGGCAATTACGTGCCCCCGAAAAAACTTTTGAAGAAACTCCGGTTCAACTTCGTAAAAGTATAGTTGAAGAAATTGATAACCATTTATCATTAAGGAATGTTTCAAAATTTAAACAGGTGCAGGGTTTTCACCCTAGTTATACCAACCAATGTGCCAGGTATTGGTATTATCTATTCAATGGCGTTGATGTAACATCGTCTTTTTCTCCCCAGACTTATCGTATATTTGATAACGGTCATGCGGTCCATGATCGCCTTTACAGCTATTTTAGGGAAATGGGTGTGCTTGTAGCAGAAGAAATCCCAGTAAAATACGATTCCCCGCCAATTGAGGGCACAGCAGATGGTATTATAGATTGGGATGGAAATAAACTTATTGAATTAAAATCAATTAGTTCAGAAGGTTTTCATTACCGACAGCTGCATAATAAACCCAAAGACGAACATTACCGACAAGCCCAAATTTACATGGAATGCTTAAACCTAGATTCTGGATATGTTATTTATGAAAATAAAAACAACCAAGAAATCTTACCTATCTATATTGAAAAAGATTCTAAATTTATTGAAAAATTATTTAAAAAATATACCAGGATTTATCATGATTATATCAATGGTAATATACCTGAACAACCATACAAGAGAACATCAGCTAACTGTAATTCTTGCGATTTGGTTGAATTATGTTGGTCTAATAATGAAAAAGTACGAAAAGAAGATATGTTCTAATACAGAATGTAAAAAAAAATTTGAAGCAAAGGTTTATAACGCTATTTACTGTTCACAAGAATGCAGAAGAACAGTAACCAACAAAAATTTATTAAACAATTATTATGAGAAAAAAAGAAACAAACATAAAAAAAGAGTTTGTGCTACTAAAGTTTGCACTACAGTTTTATCTTCTTATAATAAAGAAAACATTTGCGAATTATGTAAGCAAAAAAGATTTGCAGACAGATTAATCTCCTGGGGTTGGGAAGAGTCTGACGCTAAAAGAAATTTATGAGCGTCAAAAAAATTGTAAATGCGATCAAGGTAAGAAGGGTGCTTTCAATGGACCCGTCATCAAATTCTTTAGCTTGGGTTATTTTTGATCATACTGCTGCCGGTGTATCAATGGTTGCATGCGGTAAAATTAATTTTAAAGAAACTAAAGAAATCTCTTTAAAATTTAAAATCATAAATAGAGAACTTAAAGAGATACATAAAAAATACGGAGCAGAGATTGCGGTTATTGAGCAGTCAATATATGTACAAAATTTTGAATCCAGCAGAATTATTTCTTATATTATTGGTTATTCGTGGGGTGTTCTGAGTGGTTTTGGTGTTGAGATGATGGATATAAATCCACTGATTTGGAAAAATAAAATTGGGTATAAGAATATAAGCGCAACTGATAAAAATAATATTGAAAAAAATGGCGAAAAGGGCTCTTTGCAAGCTAAATTAAAAAAAGAAAGAAAGCGTAGAGTTCGTGAAATTGTTAAAACATATTTTACAAATCACGCAGATTCACTTGAAGATGATGATATCATAGATGCAGCAGGTATCGGAGTCTGGTACTCGCTAAAACTTAAAAAGGATTATTCGTGACATCTGAGCCATACAAAGATAAAGCTTTTTTATACGAAATGTATGTCAAAAGAAGGATGAACCTTACTGACATTTGTAAACATTTAGAAAATAGTTTTAATATCAAAGTTACTCCCCAGGCGGTTTATAACTGGGTTAAGAAATACGATCTTTTGAAATTTAGAGGAAAAGGTCGTAATTTATCAGCCGGAGGCTCAACAAGGGCTAAGCCCCCAGCTTTAATTGCGGCAGAAAAAAGAAATAGAGAAATCAAAAAAAGAAATGCTCAACGAATTAGAAAGAAGGGTCCATGAGAAGAACAGTCAGTTTAAAAGATATCAATAGTTTTAGCAAGCTGGATATGATTTATAATCAAATCAGAATTATTGAAGCAAAACAAAATCAAACAGAATTTAAATGTCTTGGCTCCGGTGAATGCTGCCGAGTTGGTTTGGTAATTCATATGGGAGAATGTGCAAATATTGCATTCAGACTAAGACAAGAATATTACTTGAAGCTTGAAGATAAAGGGCAGGAGTTTGCCGATAACTGGATGAATGGTGTTGTTGAAGATTTGAAATTAGCTATGCATGATGAGACATGGCAAAACGGTGGAGAGACAGAAAGACATTGTGCTTTTTATAAAGGCGGGTGCACTATTTATGGATACCGGCCAATGGTATGTCGCTCGTTTGGTACAATAACTCATGTTGATGAATTTTGTCCTAGAATTAGAAATGCAATGGGCAATATTGATTATTTTGCTGGCGATGGGGTTAAAAGAGTAATTCAGCAATTCCAGGATTACTTGAAAGAATATTCAAGCGATAAAGATTCTGGCTATGACATGGTTGTGTATATGCCGTTAGGTGTCTTAAGTTTTCTGCTAGAGAATAATGAACTGGTTGAATTGCAAAAGACCACTCCGGCTCATTTCTGGCTGGCTGTTGATGGCTGGTTCAATTACAGAGTACAGTACACAAAATTGCATGGCTACCCAGATGAAGTTTTGGAGAAAGAAGCTGCGGCTGTTGGCTCAAGTATTAAGTTTATTAAAAAAGAAGATCGCTCTGTGTGATAAACTATATAATAGGTAATTTATAAATTATGACCGATATAGAAAGATATGAAGATGACCAACAAGAAAAAACATTAATTGATGTTTTAAAAGATGTTGAAGAAGTTGGTTTGCTGTATGTAAAAGGGTACAACATGCACGAAATTGCTTCTTTGATGAGTAGCACCCCAGATAAGGTCCGAGACCAGATAGACGAATATAAAAAGATTCTAAACCGGCAAGCAGACGAAGACCCTTATTTTTTAGAGAAAATTCAATTCAATACTATTAAAGCTCTTAATGAGTTTGACCAGTTAAGCAAAGAAGCTTGGGAAACAGTAAATATTGCTACTGATCATGGCATGATCCCTGCAAGAATTCAAGCAATTAAATTGGCCGGTGAGATTGCGACCAAGAAAGCGCAATTGCATAAGCTAATGGGAGCTACGCAATCAGACGGTCAGTTCATTGCCAGAATGCAAAAAGCAGAAAATGTAAACCAAATTCTATCCAGAATTCTTAGGGATGTTATTTCCAAGTATCCAAATATTGCCGAAGAGGTTAGAAAAGAATTACAAATTGCTTTTGACATTATGAATGAGAGTTAATGAAATGAGTCCGGCACAGTCTCTCATAAAGGTTGGTAATGAAATGAGTCCAACATATTCTCTCATAAAGGTTCAAACAAGGCACTCAGAAATAGCCTCAGGCTTCTCCAAATCAATTCTAAGCGCCTTAAACTATCATTTAGGTAATCTATGACAGATTATCTAAATTTAAATCTAGAGATTGATGATTTTGATAGATTATTGCGTTCAGATGATCTTATCGCAACCCCTGTGCCAATTCAAACATTTGTGCAAGAAAAAAAATATTTAGGTTTGCCCCCGCTTTCGCCTATTCAAGAAGAAATTGTAAAACATAATACTCAGATATTTAAAGAAAAAACATTAATAGCTTTAATGGGTCAAGAGGCCGGTGCAAAGTATTACAAAGATTATACGGATAATGAAGTAATATGCATGCTCGGTAAAGGTAGTGGTAAAGATCATTGTAGTCGTATATCTATGGCTTATACAATATATCTGCTGCATTGCCTAAGAGATCCTCTAAATTATTTTGGTAAAGCTCACGGTGTTTATATAGATTTGCTAAACCTTGCTGTAAACGCTCAGCAAGCACAAAGAGTATTTTTTGAACCATTTAAAAATTTATTATTGAACTCTCCTTATTTTAATGAAGTTGGATTTGAACCAAGAGTATCAGAAGTATTTTTCTTTTCTAGACCTGTGAGATGTTTTTCTGGTCACTCTGAAAGTGAAGGTTGGGAAGGTTATGAAGTATTAACTGTGGTTTTAGATGAAATTGCAGCATTTAAAACAGATGCGGAATTAAAAGGTGTAACTCGTTCTAAAGGTTCTGCATCTGCAATTTATAATATGAGTAAGTTATCTGTTATGTCCCGGTTTCCAGAAGTAGGTAAGGTTATTCTTTTGTCATTCCCTAGATATAAGGGAGACTTTATTGAGCAAAGATATTATGGGGCAAAAGAAAAAAAAGAGCCAAAAACTTGGTTT